AATGGGTTCACTCTACAGGTTCAAATATTCGTGATTATGTAGAAGCTTATGCTAAATCCGAAGACAACTCATTCCTGTTCCGTGTTAAGTCTAACACTGGTGCAGGAACAGGCAATCCGGCTGGAGCGCCTTCCACTGATGTCACCAAACCTATTGGTGAACTAACAACTCAAGAAATTCTAGCTCTTGCCGCGAAAGGTAAACTAGGTAACTTTAACCTATAATTTATAGCATTCTAAAGGACTAATAAAATGCCTATTTCTAACACTGATTTCCAGAACATTGCTCTGGCCATCTCCGCTTACTCGGACGAAGCCTACACCACAGCTAAGAAGCTGAACGGCACAGGTATTGTTGCTGCTGATCAGCGCATTGACCTGTCGGGAGAATCCTTCATCGGTCAGTTCCGCTGGTACAAGCCTCTGTCGGCCACTGTGAACGTTGCTTCGCTGTCGTCCGCTACAGACGGAACCTACACCGGCATCAGCACAGACGTTGCTGACTTTGTTAAGACTGTTCGTACTTTCGGTGCAGAACAAGTTAACATGCAGGAAGTTGTCTCCAAGCAGGACGGTCTGGCAAAGATCGCCCGTGACTTCGCTGAAGTTCGCGCACAGGACGAACATGACGCTCTGCTGGCAGTTCTCAAAGGTGTTGCTGCTCACGAAGTTAGCCTCGGCACGACTTCCGGTATGATCGACTTCGACACCAACGCAGATACAGCAGGTGTTGGCGCATTCGTTGACGTTAACGCTGCTGGCCTGCACGGCGCAGCCGCTACTGGCGCTGGCGATGCTCGTAAACTGTTCGATAGCTCCGCTATTGGTGCTGCTCGTGGTGAGCGCCTGTTCCGTTCCATCGGAGCAGCTTTCAAGGACTATGAACCGGACTTCATGTACATGGTGACTTCGCCTGAAGTTATGGCTGAAATGCGTGCTGCCAACCTCGTTGACGAAACAACCGTCACTGAAGGCAACATCGAATTCACGACCATCTTCGGTGGTAAGTTCCGTCTGATTATGACTCGTGCTAACCAAGGCAACCTGTCGGCTGAAGCTGAAGTTAACGCTCAGTCCACCAAGACGACCTTCATCATCAAGCCGGGTTCCGTTGCTTCCGCAGCTATGCCTGTTCCGACGCCGGTTGAAGTTGACCGTAACGCTGCTTCCTACGCTGGTGGTGGCTCAACCAACGTTTGGTATCGCTGGGGTTATGCGATGCACCCGATGGGTTACGACTGGGCTGGCGCAACTACTGCCTTCGCTACAGACGCTGCCTTTGGTGCTGCCGCTTCGTATGCTCGTAAAATGGACGCACTGAACTTGGGCATCCTGCCGATCTTCCACGCTTAATAGACTAGGAGAGTGAACTAATGGCACTTGTACTCAATACAAACAGCTACGTTTCGATAGCAGACGCTGATACATACTTTGAGACTCGTATCGATAGTGCCAACTGGGTTGCCGCTGAAGACGAACTCAAAGAACAAGCTCTTGTCACAGCTACTTCGCTGATTGATGATAATGCTTGGATTGGTTCTGCTGTTAGTTCCTCTCAAGCCTTGGCTTGGCCTCGGAAGAACGCTATTTACTATGATGACCGTTTGGGTCTTCAAGTGACTATAGCTGAAACCGAAGTACCGAGTCGTGTTAAGACTGCTATATACGAACAAGCTTTGCATCTGGTAGACAATGAAGACGTCCTTATGGGGCAGACTCAGACCTTTGAGTCTATCTCTGTAGGGTCTATCAGTCTCTCAGATAGCAATGGTGACACAACACGAGTTCCTATGAAACCATCTACTGCTCTTAAACCTATCCGACCGCTTGTTCGCAAGGGTGCAACAGGTGTTGGCGGTATGTGGTGGAGGGCTAATTAATGTCCCTTAAAGCTAAAATTAACGCTGCTGTGGATAAAGCTTTTGCAGCAATCGGTGATTTGGCTGTTTCAGCAACTATCTCTAATAAGACAGTATCTTCCTACGATTTTGCTACAGGTAAAACCGTAGGAGGAACTTCTTCCAAAACTGTTAAAGTTTTTATAGAAACAACAAACAAACCTTCTGATGGTGCTTTTCAAAGTACTGCTCTTATGAAGTCTAATACGTCTGTTGATGGATATGATACTTTAACTGTTGGTAGCACTGTATACAAAATTACTGATCACGTAGACGATGGGTTTGTTATTACCCTGTCGTTAACACGGGAGCAAGTATAATGTATGACACGATACTTAGAGATATTGAAACAGTCTTTGGTTCTTCTAGCTGGACTACTCATAACATCAAAACTGTACCTGATAACTACTTAGGTACTATTGGTAGTAACGATGAGTATGTTCTAGTAAAGGTTATGCCGTCTGATGGCTTTTACCTTGCTTATGGTGTAGAGAAACAAACAAATGGCTTAGTAGCAGTTAAAATTTTTGTTAAAGCAGGTGAAGGTCAAAGTCGCGTAATGGTTATTTCCGACATACTTGACACCTTGCTTGAGAATAAAACATTACCTAACGGTACAAGGCTTAAGACATCCTATTTAAACGT